TAGATAAAGAAAAAAGAAATATATATAGTGTTACAACTAGAAATCAAGACCAAATAGATTTAAATTTTGCTGACGGTAGTTTTGGCAATTTACCCAAAGGGCAATTTAGATTATTTTATCGTCAAAGTAATGGTTTAACATATACAATTAAACCGGAGCAAATGAGCGGAATTAGTATTGAAATTCCTTATTTGAATAAAAATAATCAACAGCACAAATTAACTTTAATTTTAGGACTTCAATACAATGTTTTAAACAGTTCTGGTGCCGAATCTAATGCAAGTATACAGAACAAAGCACCACAGGCATTTTATGTTCAAAATAGAATGGTCACTGCTGAGGATTATAATATAGCACCGTTAACTTTAGGTAATAACATATTAAAAGTTAAAAGTGTTAATCGTGTTTCTAGCGGAATAAGTAAATATTTTGACCTAAGTGACATTAGTGGAAAATACAGTAGGACAAATATTTTTGCAGCAGACGGAATAATTTATAAAAATTTTAATGAAACAACTTTTGATTTTGAATTTGTTACACGAAACGAAGTATTTACAGTTATTAAAAATCAAATCGAACCAATTTTAACCAGTGAAGAGCTGTCGTCATTTTATCTAGACAATTATAATACATTTGATTTAACATCAATTTCGTGGACAAATTCTCGAAATTCTATCACAGAATCGAGTGGATATTTTACTGAAGGAGGATATCCGACCGCAGTAGGCAATGTTAGTTCAGGAAATAAAATTTACATAACAGCAGGTTCTTTAATTAAATTTATACCGCCGGGACAATTAGACCCTTCACATCCTTTATTTGATAATACTAAAAAATATTTTTCATCAAAAGGAAAATTAGTAAGTAAACAGTCAGACACTACAACAAATTATATTTGGGCTAAAATTAAAAAAGTAATCGATGACGGTTCAAATGGCGGATTGGGACTGCTTGAAGACGGTTCAGGACCTGTTAAGTTAACTAAATTCGTTCCAACAGATGCTGTTCCGGTTGCAGTAATTCCAAAATTTATTAATATTTTAACTTACAGTTTTGAAAATGAATTAGTAAACCTGTGTATGAATCGAAGAAATTTCGGGTTGTCATTTAATCAAATAACAGGCAAATGGATAATTGTATTAGACACTAATTTAGACCTATTCAATAGTTTTAGTCTTGATTTTCAAGGAAACACTGATAATTTAAGTAAAGATTCAAGTTGGGTTATTGCTTTTGTGTGGAACGGTAACGGATATACAGTTCGTTCACGGACATTAGAATACATATTTGAAAGCGACAAAGAAACTGGATTTTTTGTAGATGAAAATTCTGTCAATTATGACTTTGTTACTAATAAAGTAATTAAAGATCAAGTTAATGTTCTGTCAATTAATCCTGCTTATACTCCTTCGAAAGCAGCAAACACATCTACTTTTAGTAGCTTAGGTAAAGATTATCTATGGCAAATTAATTCAGCAGTTGTAGAAGTTGATGGTTATATAAATCCTAAAAAAGTAAAAGTAAGTTTTTATGATACAGGAGATGGGGATGTTCAAGACCCGGATAGTTTCAATAATATAGTCGAACCATTGACATTAAGTAATGAATTTTATTATACAAAAAATTCTGAAATAGTTTATTGCGAAGACAAATTTGTTTATTTTGAAAAAATTAATGGAACTGAAGAATATCAATTAGTTGACCAAGGTTCTATTATAGCTTATCCTACTCCTGATGATGTTGTAAATTCTAATCAAACGCCAGTTACTGGAGATTTATATTATTTTTACGATCCGACTTACAATTTAGTAAAGTCATATGACGCATCTTTAGAAAATACTGGAGATCCTTGGGTATTTGAACCGAATTATTTTGCACGAGTAGGACGTCCAAATTTAAAATTTCAATATATTCATAATAGTAATGAAGATAAAAGAATAGATCCTAGTAAGAGTAATATTATTGATGTATATGTTTTAACTTCTGATTATGATTTAGAATATAGAACATGGCTAACTACAAGCACTGGAGACGAGCCGTTACCGCCTACTAGTCAAAGTTTAGATCAAAACTATCTTGCTTCGTTAGATTCTATTAAAACTATCAGCGATGAAATAGTTTTTCAACCAGTAAGATATAAAGTTTTATTTGGATCAAAAGCACCGACAAATTTGCAGGCAACGTTTAAAGCTGTAAAAAATACATCAAGGCCAGTTAGCGATAATGAATTAAAAACTAGAATTTTATCAGCTATTCAAGATTTTTTTAGTTTAGAAAATTGGAATTTTGGACAGACATTTTATTTTTCGGAGTTATCGACTTATGTCATGAATCAGCTAACTCCGGATATTACAAATTTTGTAATCGTTCCGAACTCAAATAATAGTTTTGGAAGTTTGTATGAAATTACTTGTTTAAGTAATGAAATTTTTATTAATGGTGCAGGTGTCGCAGAGGTAGAAATTATCGATGCAATAACAGCATCTCAACTTAAAGTAAGTTCTATAGTTACTAGTGGAAGTTAATAATGGTTAAAAAAATAAAATCAATTGATTTATTACCAGATTTTTTAAAAACTGATAAAAATAATAAATTTTTATCGAGCACTCTTGATCAATTAATACAAAAACCGTCTTTGGAACGATTAGATGGATTTGTAGGATCTAAATTAACTCCAAACTATGATCCTAATAACGATAATTATATATCCGATGTGTCTAATATTAGACAAAATTATCAGTTATCACCGGCTCTTATTATTAATGATCAAGAAAATAACATTACTGATGTAGTAAGTTTTGATAATTTAATTAATGAAATTACACTTCAAGGTGGATATACTGATAACCTTGATAGATTATTTGAAACAAGTTATTATTCATATAATCCATTTATAGATTGGGATAAATTTATAAATTATCAAGAATACTATTGGTTAGTCACAGGACCGCAAACTATAGTAATTACAGGAAAACCGCAAAATACAACTAGCACATTTACAGTAACTGAATCAGCTAATAGTTCATCTTTTGTATTTTCACCGGATGGTCTTTCTGAAGATCCTTTAGTAACACTATATAGAGGTAACACTTATATTTTTGATGTAAATTCGACTCAAAAATTTTATATTAAAACACAACCAACATTTGGTAATAACGACATTGTAGTTAATAATATAACAAACAATGGAATTAATAATGGAAAGATTACGTTAATTGTAGATGAAACTACACCTGATACTTTATACTACATAGGTAGTGATAGTCCTAATGCACAAGGGCAATTTGTTGTAAAATCCATTGAAGAAGATACTACATTAGATGTAGAAAATGAAATAATTGGTAAACAGAATTATATTTCAGGTACAGGAATACAATTTTCTAACGGAATGAAAATACAGTTCGGAGGAAATGTAACTCCTGCGATGTATAAAAATAAAGAATATTTTGTCGAAGGTGTAGGAAAAGAAATACGATTAATTGATTACAGTATATTAACTTCGTCTGCCGATATAGCTGACACATATAATGATAATTTTGATATTACTCCCTTTGATACATTTCCCTTTGATACGTTTAAACGATTGCCCATTGACCCTGAGTATATAACAATTAATCGATCTAGTCGAGATTTAAATCCCTGGTCTCGATATAATCGTTGGGTGCATAAAGATATCATCAAAATAAGTGCAGAATTAAACAATCAAATTCCAGTATATCCTTCGGATAAACGTGCAAAAAGACCTATAATTGAATTTATTCCTGATTTGCAATTATATAATTTTGGCGGCCAAGGTATAAAAAATGTTGATTTAATTGATACTACAACTCTTGATGCTTTTAATACAATTGAAAATTCACAAGGATATTATGTTGATCAAATTTTACTAGAGCAAGGTTATAGAGTTATTTTTAATGCTGACTTAGATCCCGATGTTAGAGGAAAAGTCTATATTGTAAATTACGTTTTAATAAATGGTAAAAAGCGTTTAGAGCTTGTTCCAGCCGAAGATCATGCTCCTGTTGATAATGCAGCAGTTAGTATAAATTATGGATCTGAATATAAAGGAACAAATTGGTGGTATAATGGATCAGAATGGATATACGCACAACAGCATATTAAATTAAATGACCCTCCTCTATTTGATTTATTTGATAATATAGGACAAAGTTACAGTAGAGATATTAAAACAGATTTTGCAGGTAATAAAATTTTTGGATACACGCCGGGGACAATTAATGATACAGTTCTCGGATTTCAAATCAAACAAGAAAATAGTGTTGGAATTGGTAGTTATTCGTTTAAAAATTTCTTAATGACAGAAACATTTGGGTTAATTGAAAGCAGTTTAAGTGCTAAAACAATTAACACTTATAATACTTTTATTAAAATTAATAATGATAGTTCAACGTATAGGAATTCATGGATAGATGGAAAGCCCTATCAAATTCCTATTATACAATTTGATACAATTACAACATCTACATCTAATGTAATGGTGTCTGCAGTCGATTTAACTAATTCGACATATGTAAACTTTGATGTATTTTTAAATTTAAAAAAAATAAACAGTTCAAATTATGCAACTACAGTAACAAATAATGTATATTCTATTAAATTTAATAACAATTTAAATACAGGAACTACGGTATTATTAAAAATTAGATCTGATGGAAAGTTGATAGAAGATAAGGGATTTTATGAAATTCCTATTTCGGTAACTAATAATCCTGATAATAGTATTGTAGATGAATTAACATTAAGTGAAATTAGCAATCATGTTCGTGTAATTTCGGAATCTTCGTCGGAATTTACAGGAACATATCCAGGGGATAGTAATTTAAGAGATCTTGTAGATGTAAATGGATATGCTAATCAAATAATTACAAATATTAATCCTGGATTATTTTCTAGTTTTTTTATAGGCAAAAAAGAACATAGTTTATTAGATGCTATTAGTGTAGCTGCTGACGATTATAATAAATTTAAATTATTTTTAATTAAAAAGATTTCAGAAATTAATGTAGGTTTAGATCCTATTGTTATTTTAGATTCTGCATTGCAAGATATAAATGCAACTAAACTTCAAAATTCTCCTTATTATTTTTCTGACATGCTTGGATACGGCTCAGATAAAAATATTAAAACATGGAATGTTAGTAGTTTAGACAATTCTATATTTCCGTTACCGTCTTCTTTTAATCTTAGTAAATTAAATTTAAAATCTATTTTAGTCTATGTTAATGATATTCAATTAGTAGCTAATAGAGATTATACATTTATAGATGATACAGATGTTGAAATACTAATTGAATTATCTATTAATGACACGATAAAGATTGTTGACTATTTTAGCACAGAGGGAAATTTCGTCCCAGCAACACCAACAAAGTTAGGATTATATCCAAAATTTGAACCTAAAATATTTGTTGACAATACTTATATTGACAGTCCTACTAAAGTAATTCAAGGACATGACGGTAGTATAACTGTTGCATTTAATGATTATAGAGATGATGTTTTATTAGAATTTGAAAAACGTATCTATAACAATATAAAAGTAGTGTATAAGCGTGAATTATTAGATTTTAATTCAGTTATCCCTGGAGCATTTAGAACTGTAGAATATTCACAAAATGAAATTAACAGTATATTACAAAAAGATTTTATTAAATGGGCAGTAGCCTATGGAGTCGAATACGAAAAAAATACTATATTTGATCTAGACAACCCTTATACATGGAATTATACAGGATCATTTAATTTTACATTAGGCAAACCTGTATCAGGTTACTGGAGAGCAGTTTATAAGTATTTCTATGATACTGATAGACCGCATACTCATCCGTGGGAAATGCTAGGGTTTAGTGAAAAACCTAATTGGTGGGACACTGAATATGGACCTGCGCCTTATACTTCTGGAAATGATATCTTATGGAATGATATCGAATTAGGTAATATTAAACAAGGTTCAAGAAAAGGTATTGATAAAATTTATGCTAGGCCTTTATTATCTAATTTATTGCCAGTAGATGAATATGGCAATTTAGTAGACCCGACAGTTAGAATTGCATCAGATATTACAGCTTTTAATCAACGTCAAAATTTTGTATTTGGTGATCAAGGACCTGCAGAATCGTCGTGGCGTAAAAGTAGCTATTGGCCTTATGTTGTTCAAAAATTATTAGCATTAACAAAACCTGCGTTATATTCTGCATTAATGTATGATGTATCTAGACTTGAAAAAAATCTAGCAGGACAATGGATTTATAATGGAAACTTTATAAATCTTAAAAATGTTATAGTTCCTGTTGATAAAGATAATATTACTGCCGGATATAGCGTATATGTAATTGAGTCCGGTAAACAAAGATCAATTGATTATATTGATAAAATAACTTCTGATATTCAAAATTATGAAATTAAATTATTTCATAAAATTGGCGGATTTGTTAATAAAAATAAATTGCAAATAATAATCGATGCATTCGATCCAACGTCGACGGCACCCGGAGCAATTTTACCTCAAGAAGATTATAAATTAATTTTGAATACAGGTAATCCTATTAAGTCATTAGGTATATCTGGAATGATTATACAAAAGCTTAATGGAAAATTTGTTTTAAAAGGGTATGACACTTTTGATCCTTATTTTACTGTTTACACCCCGATTAGAAATTCAAATACTCCTTTGATAACAGTAGGCGGAACCTCAGTACCTTATTTAGAATGGAGCGGTGGTTCCACAGAAGGAAATACAGGACTTACAGATATAGAGTTATCTACTGCCGAGTCTGCTACATCGTCAAAATATTATCAGCAAGGACAAGTAGTATCTTATCAAAATAAATTTTATGTTGTAAAAGTAAGCCATTATGCAAAATCTACTTTTAATGCTTCATATTTTCAATCAATACCTAGCTTACCTATTAAAGGTGGAGTAACAGTTCAGTCTGAGTTAACTTTTGATAAAGTTGATAAAAAAATTCCTTACGGCAGTCAATTTGAAAATATTCAAGATATCTATGATGTAATTATCGGATATGGTGCATGGTTAGAAGCTCAGGGATTTATTTTTGATCAATATAATTCAGAGTTAACTGAATCGTTAAATTGGAAATTTTCAGGTAAAGAGTTTTTATATTGGACTACTCAAAATTGGGCAGATAACAGTATAATTGCATTAAGTCCTTTTGCAGATCAGTTAAAATTCCAATCATCAAATTCTGTTGTAGATAATCTTTTTAACTTTGAAAACAAATACAAAATATTACAAGTAAATGGAACGGCAATATCACAAAAAGATATTTCAGTATTTAGAGATGAACAACTTTGTGTAATCAATACAACTAATTCCGCTCAAGGAATGTATTATGCACGATTAAATCTTGTGCAAAAAGAACATGCTATAGTTTTTAATAATAGAACAATCTTTAATGATACTATATATGATTTTGAAACAGGTTATAGACAGCTTCGAGCTAAACTTGTTGGATTTAGAACTAAAGATTGGAACGGTGATTATTTTAGCCCTGGATTCGTTTATGATTCGGTAAAAATAACAACCTGGAAAAAATATACAAAATATAAAAATAGTGATGTTGTTAAGTATGCTGGAAAATATTATTCCGCAGCTAAGAATATTGATCCGGCTGAGACATTTGATTTTTCAAATTGGGTATTGTTAGCTCAAAAGCCAGAAGAAGACTTGTTGCCAAATTTTGATTATAAAATAAATCAGTTCGAAGATTTTTATAGTTTGGATATTGATAATTTTGATTCTTCTCAGCAACAAATGGCTCAGCATTTAGTGGGATATACACCTAGAGTTTATTTGAATAACATCTTTACAAATCCTATTGCACAATACAAATTTTATCAAGGATTTATTAAAGAAAAAGGCACAAAAAATGCTATTAATAAATTAGCAAAAGCTAGTATTCAAAATCGTCAGGGCGAAGTTGAATATAATGAAGTATGGGCATTTAGATTAGGACACTTTGGATCCTTTGAAACTTTTAAAGAAATAGAATTTTCGTTAGTTGAAGGCACCTTTATCGATAATCCACAAATTATAAATTTTGTTGATACTAAACCTGCATTGCCTAACGATTTAATTTACTATCAATTAAAAGATAATTTCCTAATTAAACCTAAAGATTATGTATCGTCAAATACCTTTATTACATCATTCTCAACATTTGACGACAACATTTTTCAATTAAAAACAGCAGGGTATGTAAGATTAGAAGATATTACGGCAACTGCGTTAAATGAAGATAGTTTATTTGATATTGCCAGTAATAGTTTAATTAGTGAAGGAGATACTATTTGGTTAGGATTTAGAAGTGATGGCGAGTGGGATGTCTTAAGATATACTAGAAATCAAGCTCGAATTATTTCAGCGCAATCTAATCAATCAGTAACACAAGTAACTTTAACAACCGATATATTCCATGATATTAAACCTAGTGATATTATTTCAATATCACAATTGAATGACAATTTAAATGGAGTGTATAAAGTTATAGATGTTCCTAGTTTAACATCTTTTGTTATAGAATATACAGGTAATCCTATTTCTATTGATGAAGAAACAATAGTTTCTCTTGGACTTTTGTTTAAATTTGTTAGCTATAGATTTAATTCAATTGATAATTTTTATACCGACAATAATTTAATAAATTTAAATTATGGAACAAAATTTTGGGTCGATGCTGATGTTATAGGTAAATGGAAAGTTTACGAAAAAACAAAAAATTATAAATTAAAAACTAAATTAAAATCTAGTATAACAGCAGATACACATCAATTTGGTTATTCGATATCACAACGAACAAACTCTAATATTGTTTTAGTAGGAGCACCTAGTTTTTATGATTCGACAAATTATGGCAAGGTTTATGTTTATAAAAATCAAAATGATAGCTTAATATCAATTTGTCAATTTACTCTAAATGAAAATAAAAATTATCACGTTCCTGGGACAAAAAATGAATTTGGTTATGTAGTCCTTTATGACCCTGATGATTATTTAGATACAGGATATGGATTAACATTTATTGGAGCACCGGCAACAAGCAATGTAAAAAGTAACTCTACTACAGGCACAGTGAGAGAGTCCACGGGAACTGGGTCAATTTCGTCGTTTGTTCAAGAAGGTGCAGTTAAAATAAGTAGTATTGATCCTATTTTAATTAGAGAAAAAGCAGAATTTGTTTTATTAAGTCCCTATCCAGCAAGTTATCAAAGATTTGGTAGTGCGATTTATGTTCAAAGAAATGCTTCTACAAAATTAACATTAGTAGGTGCACCCGGAACCTTAACAACAGGTAGCGGTGCTGTTTATGCTTATAATATTCTAAGCACATCTACAACAAATTTACAAATAATACCAGCTCCTACAGGGATCCAAGTTGCAAGTTCTGGTACCATTTCTGTAGGAAGCCAATGGGGATTTTCTATTAGCGGGTCTGACAATTCGTCAGTTATTGCTATAAGTGCTCCTGGGTATAATAACCAAAAAGGAATGGTTCAAATATTCAACGGAACTTCTTTTGTCCAGACTTTAGAAGTCCCAACAGTAATAAAAGAAAAATCTAGATTTGGAAATAAAGTTTTAGTATCGCCGGACGGATTAGACATATTTGTTACTGCACCGAAATCAAAAAATTTAGATAATTCGTTAGGTAAAGTTGTATGTTATCGTAAAAATTCTATAACAGGATTGTTTACAGTTACTCAAATAATTTTAAACCCAGTGTCAGAGTCAGAAATGACTTTTGGTGCAAATTTAGATTTAAATTCTGATAAAGATCTTTTAGTAATTTCTGCATTAGGAAATAATTCTCGAATATTTACAACGTTTGATAATTATTCCGAACCGTCTGATATACCATTAGTAAATGACGCTGAAAGCGATTTAAAAGAAAATCTTACAAATTTTGATAATAAATCTACAACATTTAAAGACGGAATTAAGAAAACAGGAGCAGTTTATCTTTATGATAAAAAGAATTCTAAATATATTTTAGTTGATGAAATTTATTTAAATGCTTATAAAGAAGGAAATGATTACGGCCACGGTGTTTCGATTAATAATAACTCAATTTATGTCGGAGCTCCGTCATATAGCACTACGACAAATATAAGTTATGTTTATAATTTTGCTAAAATAGATAAAACTGTTTCGGGATATAAAGTTTTACATAGTCAAGACGATTTAGTTGATGTTAATTTATTAAATCGAAATGTATTAATTAATACTGAAAAAGAAGAAGTTATCGAATATTTAGATGTAATAGACCCATTAAAAGGAAAAATTGCAGGGCTCGCACAGCAAGAATTAACATATAGGTCTGAAAATGATCCTGCAATTTATTCTTTAGGAATTGTTGCGACCAATAACGATGAAAACACTAACTGGTTAGATGAACATGTTGGTGAACTTTGGTGGGATTTAAGCACATTGAAATATATGTGGTATGAACAAGGTGATCTGAATTTTAGAAAAAACACATGGGGTAAAGTATTTCCTGGAGCAACTATTGATGTATATGAATGGGTTAGATCAGAATATTTGCCAAGTGAATGGGCTACGATAGCAGACACTGCGGAAGGTTTAGTAAATTCAATTAGCGGACAGCCTAAATATTCAGATAATACAGTGTTGTCAATTAAGCAAGTTTTAGATACAGCTACTGGTACATTTATTAATGTTTATTATTATTGGGTAAAAAATAAAGTAACACTTCCGTCTAGAAAGAATAGAAGAATTAGTTGTTATCAGGTTGCAAACATAATTGCTGATCCAATAACCTACGGATTAAAAACAATTCAAATATTGTCTGCAGATAGTATTTCATTATCAAATGTAGCTACACAATTAATAAGTGACAAAATATCTTTAAATGTGTCGTTTGATATCATTAACAATCGTTTACCTCGACATACTGAATGGCTACTGCTAAAAGAAAATTCTGAAAATAGCATTCCAAATACATTATTAGAGAAAAAATTAATAGATAGTTTTGTTGGATATGATAGTTTAGGAAATCCTGTTCCAAATAAATCGCTAACATTTAGAGAAAAGTATGGTATAGGTATTCGTCCACAACAAACTATGTTTAAAGATAGATATGAAGCATTGAGAAATATAGTTGAATTTGCTAACGGTATATTAATTAAAAATCCAATAACAGATACATCTAGTTTTAATAATTTAAATAGTGAAGACCCAATTCCTGATGCAAGTTTAAATCAATATGATGTCATAGTCGAAGATCTTGACTATCTGTCTTTAGAGGTGCCAAATACTTCTGTTTTAAAAACAGGTGAATTAACAGCATATGTAAAAGATGGAAAAATATACAATGTAACAATTGAAAATCAAGGATTTGGATATAGATATCCTCCTACAGTTACAATTTCAGATAATGAAAATAACAATGCAATAATTAATACAAGTATTAATTCAGACGGACAAATTGTTTCAGTTGATATTGTTAATCCCGGTAATAATTTTACCACGGCACCTACATTAACAGTGAGGCCGTTTATTGCGATTGTGTTAATAGATGAAAATTTAAATAATCGCTGGGCAAAATATTATTTTAATGAGCAATTAAAATTATGGATTAAAATAGCTACACAAAAATTTAATACTAAATTATATTGGAGTTATGTAGACTATGTAAGCGAAGACTATAAACCTTATAATGATTATTCTTATACACTAGATAATGTATTCCAATTGCAAACATTATCGAATATTTCTCCCGGCGAATATATTAAAATTAAAAATGGGGGATCTGGTCGTTATATTATTATTGAAAAAACTCCAGTAGATGTGTTAGGAAATTTTAGTAATAATTATAATTTAGTTTATAGTGAAAACGGAACGATTCAAATTAATGATAGCATTTGGAATTTTATTACAGGTGATTTAACTTTTGATAAAAATAACAGATATGACCAAACTCTGTATGATCAAACACCTGTTGTTGAAATAAAAAATATATTTTTAGCATTAAAAGAAGATATTTTTATCGAAAATTTAAAAATAAATTGGAATTTATTATTCTTTAAAGCAGTAAAATATGCCTTGTCAGAACAAAAATTGTTAGACTGGGCGTTTAAAACATCATTTATTGATGTTATTAATTATGCTGGAACTTTAAATCAGAGATCTGTATATAAATTAGATTCTAGTTCTTATTTTGAAGATTACCTCAAAGAAGTAAAACCCTATCATAGCATAATTAGAAATTATACAACAAATTATAATAATAATGAACCGACTAATACATATATAACTGATTTTGATTTCCCGACATATTATAACGAAGAAACAGGAAAATTTGAATTTGTTAACTTTGATAATTCGTTAATTGATCAATACCCATGGAAATCTTGGGTAGATAACTATAAATGTTTTATTGCCGAAATAGTAATTGCAGATGCAGGAACAGGATATACAGCAGCACCTACAGTAACAATTCAAACAGCAGTCGGTGATACAGGGACCGGAGCAACAGCTAGAGCTTATATTAGTTCAGGAAAACTATCATCTATTGAAATAATTAACCCCGGAAAAAATTATACTAAATTACCTAATATTATTTTAAGTGGCGGAGGAGGGTCTGCTACTCAAGGAAGAGCCTATGCTAGATTAGGTAATGATAAAATAAGAGCTAATACGATAGGAATTAAATTCGATAGAATATCGTCAACTGTAAATTACATAGATAATAATGTTAGCGATTCTTTTATTTGTGATGGTTTTTCTAAAGAATTTATTTTAACTTGGTTAGCAACGCCCGATAGCTTAAAAATAACAGTAACATTAGATGGAAATTTAGTATTAGGCAGTGATTATATTGTTAGTTATTTTACAGAATTATATAATGGATATAATAAAAAGTTTTCTAAAATTATTTTTGTAAACGAAGCACCAATTAAAGATTCAGTATTAAAAATTGATTATGTAAAGAATATTGAATTATTACATGCAGCAGAAAAAATTATTTCTTATTATACTAATACTAATTTTATTGGCAAAGACTTAGCTCAATTAATGGAAGGAATTGAATTTCCTTATAATAAATTAGAAGGGTTGCCGTTTGATTACACTTCAAAATGGGATGTTGAATATCAACCATTTGGACAATTTGCTTATGCAGATAATGTTGATTATTCAAACAATTATATAGTCGGATCTGTTGCAGCTACAGGAACAAATACAATTGCGTTAACGACTACTACAGGAATTCAAATAGGACAATATGCAAACATTACTAGCTATATTGTTAACAAATTTGCTACATCGGCAACAGTAGTAGTATCATCCGTAACAAATAATAGTGTTACATTTAGTTCTACATTAAGTGATGCAGTTTATCCTGGAGATAAAATTGAAATTTGGTCTCAGTCCACTAGCCCTACATTAATTGATACTGATTTGTTTGGCGGCAATTGGATAAACTCAACAACTAACTATATTTCTAATGCGTTAGGCGTTAATCCTGAAGATGTAATTGTGTCTGGTGACGGATTCTTCACTCAAGATAGCCTATATGCAACTGAAGAATTGGTTCCAGGATTTGTTACTGATACATTAGGGATTAATGTTTATACTAAAAATTCTTTTGGAGCTCCTTTAGTTTATTCTAGCTTTAAATCTAATACAGTTAATTCTTATGAATATATCAATTTGCCATTTTTACCTCCGAGTCAGGATTATATAAAAGTAACTTTTGACGATATAAATCTTACATATAACTCGCAAGTAGAAAATATAGCTATCGATTTAAGACCATTTGAATTTACAATAAATTGGACTACAAAACAACTTATAATCGGTGAGCTTCCTACAGCTGGTTTAATAAAATATACAATTATAGGTATTAGCACTAGTGAAGCAAGTTTGGGAGTAGGGCTTGTTGATTTTAAATCAACAGTTACAACTCTATCATTAGTGCAAGTTATGAGTGATTCGATAATTGATACAGTTAATAGTGCATATGTTACAGTTAACGGAGTAGCAGTTCCAAAAGTTACTGAACCTACTAGTTCTGGGTTTACATTATCTATGGCTAATGATGGTAGTAGACGAGCAGTAGTGAACGTTTATGTTTCAACTCCGTTGTCTATGAATACAGTTCAAGCATATTTCTTTAGTGGATTATATGGCCAATTTAATGAAATTAAAGAGCAAATATTTGAAGTAAGTTCAACGCCGACATCAGTGTTTACATTAAGTTATCCTCCTGGAGTATCAGGGCCTTTATCTGCAAATATTATTGTTGATAAAACAGATATTTCGGGAACAGTTAGATTGTTACCTCCTTTTATTACATATTATGATATAACTAACTCGATTAACACAATTTTTGCAATCAATTCATATTCGTCAGATCCGCTTAGATATAATGTAAATGATTTTACTATTTTGAATGTAAAAGTTTATATTAACGGCAAAGCGTTACGACCAGGATTTGATTATTCAGTTCCTGTAGGAACTGGTAATATTGATATAAGTCCTGATTTTATCAAAGTAGGAAATGTTGTTGCTATTGAGTGTTTAGTGCAAGGGTTAACAAGTGATTTAGAATTTGACTACAATGTTGTAGGAGACAAATTAATTTTACAAAATCCTGTTGATAATTTAACTATTAAAGTAATAACATATAATGATAATGATGGATTATTAGTTAGAACTGAAAGATTTATTGGATCTCCTGATCGTAGATATAAAATTAGTAGGCCAGTATTAAATGATGCATATGTTTGGGTGCAGGTTAATGGATTGGCATTAATAAGTAAGTTAGACTATGAAGTATTAGACGATCAAGTTACTATTCAAATTAGTGATGCTTACAATCATTCGATCGAAGACGAAGTAATAATAACTAGTGTCTCTAGTGAGCAATTTTCTTACACAGTATTAGGGTATAGAATATTTAAAGATATATTCAACAGGACTCATTTTAAGAGATTGTCAAAAAATAACACCACATATTTAATTAAAGAATTAAACTTTAGCGATACTGAAATATATGTTGCTGATTCTACAGTTCTTACATCACCGATTCCAAGTAAAAACATTCCAGGGGTTATTTTAGTAGATGGAGAACGAATAGAATTTTATAAAGTAAATGGGAATATTTTAACTCAACTAAGACGCTCTACATTAGGAACAGCGCCGAGTAATGTTTGCCAAATTGGAACTAAAGTTATTGATCAAGGGATAAATCAAACAATTAAATATTCAATTAATAATTATAAGCAAGTTCATATAACCACAAGTTCAAATGTTTATACTATATCAACATTAACAAATGAAATAACCGGTGACGGTATTGTATTAGTTTCTAATCCATATATGCCCGCAAAAGATCAAATTTCTGTATATTACGGAGGAAAATCTTTACGTAAAACCGGTCAGTATTATCAAGATATTAGTGAAGCATTTGACAGTAGTCCTTTTAATATAAAAGGAACAACATCCACAGCGGAGTTGTTACCTTCAACGGCTGTAAAGTATGATGCGTATTTAATTACAAATAATAATCAAGTTTGGGTTTATACAAACTCTAAAAAATTGGGTTCAATAAATGGATTTGAATATAATGGATTAAATTATTTGCCTCCGGAATTTAGTGTAAATACATCAACACAACAGTTAACATTAAATGTTGCAGGAGGAGTTGATCCCGGAATTAAGATAACAATTGTTAAGAAAGACTTCTTAAGAAGTAGTTCTTGGAATGATGAAGTTACAACTTCAACAACGTTATCATTGTTTGATAGCACAACACCGCAGGCAAAATTTTTACAGGAACAACCTGCTGAATTGCCGGATATTTATTACTATGGTGGATCAACATAATTTAATAAAAATGTTACTAAATTAATTAGATAAATATCAATATGGACCACAAAAAAATGAATGATTTAACATACAATGCATTAAAAAATAACTCGTCATCTATGAAAGAATTTGGTGCTTTCAGCATTGAAGGGCATATTAAAATTTACGATCCTGCATCTACAGAAGTTTATGTTAATAAAAGAAATGCCATTCATTATGAAAATTTTAGTATTGCTTTAGCAAGAGGAATAAGCAATCAAGGAAAAGGCACAATAGCAGAAATGGCGTTTGGTAATGGTGGTACAAGAGTTGACCAAACTGGTATAATTACTTACTTAACACCTAATTCTGTCGGAGCAAATGCATCGTTATATAATCAAACTTATATCAAAACTATTGATGCAAAATTAACTTCAAATTTTAATCCTGCTCGAAATTTTATGGAAGTTAGGCATGTATCTGGAGCAGTGTATTCAGATATATTAGTAAGCTGTCTACTCGATTTTGGTGAACCATCTGGTCAAGCTGCATTTGATAATTCTACAAATTCTGACGGAGAATTTGTATTTGATGAATTAGGTTTAAGAGCATATAGTGCTGACGGTCCTGGTCTAGGAGATTTATTAACTCATGTGATTTTTCACCCTGTTCAAAAGTCTTTAAATAGAATGATTCAAATTGATTATACTGTTCGTGTTCAATCATTAACAGCAGGAACATAATATTAGTGGAAATATAAAATGCCTTATACATTAAAATTTTCAGATTCTTCTAAAATTGAAACGGTAGTTGTTCCTGAAATGCCGCCGGGCATTAATTCGATCGATACTAGCTTAAGTTTAGTAGGTAAAAATTATCCCAATTACGGTGAAAAAATAGCTCAGAATTTTCTTTCTTTATTAGAAAATTTTGCATCTCCATTACCGCCAGAAAACCCAATCGAAGGACAATTGTGGTATGATACAAGTGATCCTAACAGTAAAGTTTTAAGAATAATGGACGGAACTGCTGATAGCACTAGATGGCCATCTGCTAACGGTATATATCAGCAAGGAACAGATCCTAAAGAAACCGCAACTGCTGGTTTAAAAGTTGGAGATATTTGGGTCGACACTCAAAACAATGTTTTAAAAATTTACCATAGCGGTAATTGGACTACAGTAGGCCCTACAATAAGCTCTGGTATAAACAAAACTGGAGTCGAACCAGCAATTATAACTAGCAATACTAATACAGATCACGGTGTAGTTATAACTTATATTGATGGTAATGCTGCGACTATTACGGCTTTTGATCAGTTTGTTCCGAAAACAGTTATTGACGGATTTACTTTATTAAAGCCTGGAATTAATATTTCTACAAATAATAGTTCAATAGTTAACGGAACAGCAGATTCTGCTGCTAATTTAAAAATTGGCAATAATAAGTATTTGGCAAATAGGTTTTTAATTAAAGATGATTCTCTACAACAGTTAATAACTGGAAAATTATTTTTTCAAACACCGTCAAATCAGGCAGGAAGCGAAGGACGAGATGGTATAGTTATTGATACGAAAATTCCATCAAACAATACTTATGTTCAGTTTTACAAATATGTTAATGATGCAGTAATTCTTAATAATACACCCGGCGGAAAAATTGTTTTTAAAACTAGGCAAAGTATTGGTTCAGGGTTAGTTAACGGATTAACAATTGAAAATCAATCAGTTGCCATTAACACAGTCACTAATTCTAATTATGCGCTTTCAGTAAATGGTGCTCTTTATGCATCTGGTGACATTATTTTAAACTCAACATCTTCAAACACTACTATTGTAAAAGGAGCAACGAACTTTTCTCAGAATGTTACTTTAGAAAAGTCTTTGTTGGTTAACAATAATGCAACAGTTACTAGTTTATTAACATTAGGAGCTTCGGCAGGAGTAGGAGTTGTTTTATTACCTGGAGCACATAATTCTTTAGATATAGGTTCTACTACAAAGTATTTTAGAAGATTATATGTATCATCTATCGGTTCAACAGGAACAGGGACAGTTTTATACGGTCGAGTTATAGGAAATTCTACAGGATTAGAAAAATCTTCTGAATTTAAGCTGCAAGGACAAGTAACTGCTCCTTCGTTTATATTTGCAGGAACAGGCACAACGGCTACTTTTGTTACATCGTTATCAACTACAGCAATTACTGGGCAACAAGCGTTAAGTCAAACTACTTCAACTTTAACTTTATTAGTTGTAGATACTTCTACATCTGCTACCTATACAGGGTTACAAAAAATTAATAGATACGACTTCTTAAAAGGAATTGTTCCTTCCGGAACAATAATGCCATTTTCAGGAACAGTTGTACCTGACGGTTGGCTATTATGTGACGGCACATCTAAGTCCAGCACTAATTATCCAGAACTATTTTCAGTTATAGATAATTTTTATAAAACAGGCGGCACAAATTTTAAAGTTCCGGACATGAGGTATTCTACTACTTCTACAAATGGTGTTGGTGTGACATTTATACAATACATTATAAAGATATAAAAATATGGCATATACAATATCAAACACTGACGGATCAACTTTAGTCCTATTAGCTGATAATACTGTAGACAATATTTCAACCAGTATTGCATTAATTGGCAGAAATGTTAATGGATTCGGCGAATACTTTAACAACAATTTAATTAAATTAATGGCAAATTTTGCCTCAGATTCAATTAACCCTCCGACGAATCCTCTAAAAGGTCAGTTGTGGTATGATACTACAGTTAAAAAAATTAAAGTATATGATAACGGTTTTAAAAATGTAAGTGGTGCAATAATTTCTGCCGCGCAACCAGACTCATTAAGCACTGGTGACCTTTGGTTCGATAGCACCAATAATCAATTAAAAATTATAAATGGTAGTTCAGTTCTATTAGTAGGTCCTACATATCCAATCAGTGTAGGAGAAAATGGGTGGATACTTCCTCAAACAAGCCTAAGAGACAATAATTTATATGTTAAACAAGTTACTTTGTTAAAAAATTATGGAAATTCCTTAGGAGCCATATCTCATGAAGCGTTTGACGTAGTATCTAGCGATGCCACTACTTATTTTAATACTTCTACAGTATCGTTAGTATCAGGACTGAATATATTCGGAGATATTAATTATACTGGCAAAATTAATAATAATTATTTTACTTTAAATGTTGATTTAGATGTATTAACACCGTCGTCAAACGATATTTCTAATATAACTGATGTAGTAACACAAACGAATGCTATTATTGATTTGTTAAATGCAGTATTTCCTATTAACACACAAACAGGAAATATTTCTCACCCGTTAAATTCGCAGTCAATTGAACCCGGTGTTCCGGTAAACAGCGAAGCAAGAGTAATTTGCCAACATACTGTTCCTTTTAATGGATATCAAATTCGAAGATTTAATTCTACATTATTAACTTGGGATTATGTTGAATTAACAACTTCAAATGTATTTACAACCGTATCCAATGTGATTGCTACAATTAACCTATAATAAATATTAAAAAAATAAAATTATGCCTTATATACTTAATAAAACAAATGGTGCAAAAATAACCATAGTAGATGATGCACAAATTGATACATCTACTGATTTATTTTTTGTGGGTAGAAATTACAGTGGCTATGGTGAATTTGTTAATGAAAATCTTTTAAGACTGTTAGAAAATTTTTCAAATACGACTCCTACCCCAAAACCAATTTCAGGCCAAACATGGTATAATAGTTCGAGTGATATTAAAAAGTTAAATGTATTTGATGGAAAAGAATATAAATCTATTGCAAATTTACATGTTTCTTCCGAAGCGCCAATTTATCCTACTACAGGAGATTTGTGGTGGGATGAAACTAATGTAAAATTAAAAATTTGGGACGGTAATACTTATAAATCAATTGGCCCATCGGGCTCTGTTAGAGCAGATTGGCGCACAGTTGAAGAAATTGTCGAAAGTTCTACGCAACCAGTCATTGAAGGATTTTTTGGTAGTAATGTAAAAATCACAGTATCTGATGTTGCTTTTACACCTGATGTTTCGTCATTGTTATCTGGATCGGATAAATTTCCTTCTGTTAAAAAAGGAATTACTTTATACGGTGCAAATTCTGTAACAGGATCAACAAAAGAATCTGGATATTACTTTTGGGGAACTGCTGCCGAGTCTCTGGTTGCAACAACATCTACGAATCTAAGCGTAACATCTACTACGTCAAACGCAACTTTTTATGTTCCTTTTGTTAATACATCGACTGGCGGAGTATCTGCATTTTCGCATTCGGGTATAACATATAACCCTTCTTCGGGTATATTATCTACTATTGCTTCGGCGGCTCTATATGCAGATTTAGCAGAAAGATATGCCTCGGATACTGTTTATGACATAGGTACTGTGGTAGTCATAGGAGGAACAAAAGAAATTACAGTTTCTCATTTACACGCTGATACAGCAGTTGCGGGTGTGATTTCTCAACATCCTGCCTATCGAATGAATTCTGCCGCAGGTACAGACGACACACATCCTTATGTGGCACTCCGTGGTCGAGTTCTTTGTAAAGTAGTAGGACCTGTTAAAAAAGGAGCGTTATTAGTAACTAGCTCTTATCCGGGGTATGCAGAAGCTATAAAGAGCGACGATAATAAAAATGCAGTGTTTGCTAAATCACTGCAAGATTTTTCAGGGCCAAAGGGCTTAGTTGAAGTCTTAGTTATCTAAACAGCCATATCTGCTTTAATTGCGTCATGGCATTTATAGTCAATTAATTCAATATCGTCCATTGTAAATTCTGTAATAGTTTGAATATTTTTGTTTAATTTTAATTTAGGTAAAGGAAAAGGTTTTCTTTTTAATTGCTCTTTTACTTGATCGATATGATTATTATATATATGAGCATCGCCTACACTTATAATTAATTTACTTGCTTCTAGATTACATACACTAGCAATCATGTGCGTAAATAATGCATAACTTGCAATATTAAAAGGCATTCCTAAAAACATATCAGCGCTCCTCTGATACATATGACAGCTTAACTTATTGTCGTGGACATAAAATTGTGCCATCATATGACAAGGTGGTAACGCCATCAGATCTAATTCACCCGGATTCCACGCAGTAATTATATGACGTCGACTATACGGATCTGTTTTTATTCCTTGAATTAATTCTAATAGTTGATCATGGTTTTGTAAAACTACTTTATTAATTCTAACCAATGGTCTGCGCCACCGACGCCATTGAACTCCATATATCCTACCGAGATCTCCAGGATGGCGTTGAAGTCGTTTTTTAGTCCAATAATCGGCAGAAGCGTTATCGGACCAAATTGTTTTTTTATCAGTATATCTTTCACCGTGAAGAATTTCTTTTAAACGATACTCGTCTCCACTGCCTTCAATAAACCATAAAAGTTCTGATACGACTGCACGCCAGGCAAGCTTTTTTGTTGTAATGGCCGGAAATCCTTTTTCAAGATCAAAGTTTAATTGTAATCCGAATATACTTTTTGTTCCTGTATTAGTTCGATCGATGCGATCTCCGCCTGTTTCTAAAATATTTTTTAATGCTGCTAAGTATGTAGTTTCGGTGTCGTTCATATTTTATATTCTTTAATTGTGTAATTAATTGGGTCAGTATATTTTACAATTTCTGTAATATTTTTACAATGTTTTTTAACATAAGATAGATTAAAAAATGTATCACAGGTGTAATCTTTATCAATTTCTGTAATAAAAAATTTATTAATAACTGGCAAATATAGCTCGTATATTTTGCTTCCGCCTATTATAAAAATTTCTTTGTCTACATATTCTTGCTTACAAAATTCTAATGCAGTGTGCGGATCACTAAATGTATGGTCTGCTGCATTTGGTCCTGAATAATCATGCGTTTTTGATAATACTACATTAATTCGATTAGGTAAAGGTTTACAATTTAAGCTTTTCCATGTAGTCGACCCCATTATTACAACTTGAGTTATGGTTTTATCTTTAAACCATTTCATATCGCCTTTAAGGTGAGGCCAGGGCATAGAACCGTTAAATCCTATGCCCTGACTACGTTCTATTGCAACAATAGCGTTGATCATTCCGCCTCAACTTCAACTTTTTTAGGTCGACGTTTTGGAGGATCTAATTCATCTGCTTGTTTCCTTAACTGTTGTGCTTCTTTAAAAAGTGCATCAGCTTTTGATCTAAGTTCAGGTGCGGTCAACGGTGTTGACATAGTAGTTTCTTCTTTAGTTGGCTTTATAGAAATATCGTCTTTATTGCTTTTAACAGCAAGGTCTTCCAAAGAAACTCCTTTTTGTTCTGCAATTATCGAATTAAGTTCGTCGAGCGCAACAGATGCTTGCGGAGTCGGAGTCATGATTACTAAATTGGTAGGCACTTTTTTAAGGTGTCCATATGTATGGAGCCAAGATAGCATGTTGTTACCGTCCGGAAATTTTCTTACAGCTAAAATATCTGCAAATTCGTTTGCACTTTGTCCGCTAGGATCTTGTACTAAATTCATTAAGGCATCATGATAAGATGCTCCAAGACTTGCGCTACCTACTACTAATGCACTATACGGATCGCCAGGTAATGTTCTATAGACAACAACAACTTTTGCATTGTTGTTTTTCATTTTACCGACATGTTTCATAGTTTATCCTTTATTGATTTTCTTGTTGTGCGGGAGGAGAAACTGCATTTAGAAAATTGTTAAGTTTGTCATAAACAAGTCCGACAGAGCTTAACTCTTGAGCTTGAAATGCTCCTCTACGAACTGTAGCCTCAATTAACGCTCGAATATTTTGAAGATCACTAATTGTTAGTTCTGGTTGCGGTGCAGCGCCAGGTGTTACTTGTGGTGTATTATTTTCCATTTTTATTCCTTTATAAGTATGGACATGTTAAACTAAAAATAGTAGTTTCTTTGGGATTTTCAAATCCTATTAAGACTCCATTAACAATTTTTCTATCTTTATCTAACATATATATATTTTTGATAGCATATCTACTATTTAAGTTGAACTCTATCCAGTCTTCTAATAATTTGATATCTAGTTTTTTAGATAATGATATTTTTTCAAAATGAAAAGGAATAAACCCTAACCGTCGAGCATTTAGCACCGACAACGGGTTTATTTCTTTATTCTTTAAAGCCATGTTACCCTTTATAATACGCTACTTGTCCAAAGGGAGGAACAATATTATCATTTCCGTGAATAATAAACAATGCATCACAATACTCTTCATCGCCCCAGGATCCACAAGGATATCCATCAGTGAACATAATGAATTTCTTTGGTTCAATTTGTTCATTTTTCATAAAACGATAGTTTGCATCAAAGTCAGTGCCGCCTCCACCCTTAGGTTCGTAGCTCATGATATCGTCAGCAGTATCGCCTGTAAATCGAACATAGTTATAAACCTCGGTATCAAAGCACCATAGGTCAAGATTAAAATCTACATACTCGTCCATAATACCTTTAACTTCGCTAAGAAAGTCTTTGGCCATAGCATCACTAATACTACCGCTCATATCAATTGCAACGCTTACATCGATAGTTTCTTCGTTAATCATACCGGGCAAAATAGCTCCGCTATGCTGGCTCTTACGATTTGGGCGGCTAAAGCTAAAATTGCTCTTAAGAATACTTTGAATATTCATACGAAGCAATTGGCGCCAATCCATTTTAGGCTCAGTAAAATCCTTGATCATACGTTGAATACCTGCAGGAACTTTACCTACCCCGGCGCTTTGTGCAGCCGCAATCATAGCTTCTTTAATTTCGTCGCGGATCTTTTTGCGATCTTCAGGGCTCAACTTAGGCCGTCCGCCGGTCTTATCGTTATCACTGCCTTCGCCTTCACCGTCTCCTTCGCCGTCAAGATGTTCGTCGAGCAATTCGCCTAATTGGCTAATATCAATTTTTTCAGCGTTATCGTAAAGATCTTGATAAATTTCTTCGTAAGACTTACTACGATATTTGTCGTTTTGAAAGATTTTAAGGAATGACGGAACGTTGCCAATTTTTTCGTCTTTAAGAATTTGATTAACAGCAAAGTCGGCAGCAATATTGCTTAGTTGAGGGTCACGATTTTCGCGACGTCCTAGGTGATCAAACACGTTATGCAATACTTCGTGTGCAAATCCGAACTCGCACTCTTTAGGCGTAAGCTTATTAACAAAGCCATTATTGTAATAAAAAGTCCTACCGTCTGTAGCCAAAGTTTGACACCAATCACTGGCGTCAACCATTTTCATACGAGTTGCCATATTACCAAAAAATGGATGACGCAACAGCAAACCTACGCGGGCTGTAATTAGCTTATCGAGAATTTTTGCCTTCTCGGCAGAGCTAAATTCTTTACCTGTCCAATCTTGTTTCTTAGACTTTTCTTGCTTCATTACAGTCATAATAAACTCCTATTGTGATACACAATTATATATTATTTTTAATCAAAATGCAAGTAAAAAAGGCCCTTACGGGCCTTTTTAACCTTCCATTGCAGAGATAATATACTTACCATACTTGTCATGGAATCGATCAAAGTTCTTCAACTTTGAGGCATCGAACGGCAGTTGATAGTTAGTCAATGCAGTCTTTGCACCCATGACAACAATTTCAGTCGGGAAGTTATCCATCATGAAACCAAAGAAGTTATCTGCCATAGCATCCCAAGACTTAACCTTCTTACGATCTGCTTCTTGCAGTTCGTAGCACAGGCTAATGGTCAAAGAATACATAGCGGAGATCTCTTTGATATCACACTTAGCAACCTTGCCAGAAAGAATATCTTCGGGCTTAGGCATCTGCTTGGCAACCTTACGGTGAGCCATAAATTTAACAGCAAGACCTTCACCGACTGCACCTGCAACCAGATCAGTTAGCGTACCTTCGCTGACGTCATCGTCTTCGAGCAGTTCGCTAACGAAAGACCAAGAACGAGGTGTAGCAAAGCTCTTGCTAGAGCTCTTAGGATCAAAATCGTAAAGATCTTGCTTGGCAAAGCCAACATAACCGACAACCTGTTCGTGAACACGATTGTTAACAGCCCATGAATGCCAATCTTCGTAATCAACACGAAGTTCGAGGTGCAGGAACCGATTTGCAAGCGGAGCAGGCATACGATAAGTAACACCCTTGTCGCTTTCACGGTTACCGGCAGCAACGATGCTAACACCCTTAGGGAGGGTATAAGCACCAACACGCCGATTGAGAATCAGTTGATAGGCAGCAGCCTGTGTAGCAGGTGCAGCAGAATTAAGTTCATCAAGAAACAGAATACTGTCATCATCTGGATCAGACGGGAATTCCATCGGAGGGGCCCATTCCATTGAACCAGTATTTGCATTATAAAATGGAATACCTTTAATATCAGTTGGTTCCCAAAGAGAAAGACGAACGTCAATAACACGACGGCCTTGTTCGTCACCGAGTTGCTTAACGATATCACTTTTACCAATTCCGGGAGGACCCCACATAAACACAGGGCGATTCTTTTTCATGCACTTACGAATTGCAGTTTTTGCTTCGTTAGGGCTAACGGTACGAGATGAAGAAATTTTATCTGCCATTTTTGCTTTCCTATTAAACACTGTTGTTGTGTGTTAATATTATACAAAATTTCTTAATTATTGTCAAGTCAGATGTAAATTTCGATATTTTGAATGGATAAATTTTTTGAGATCACCATTAAATAAAATTAGCTGGATCGCAGTTGTTTCGTCAAATACATGCATTTCTCGATGCGTGATATAAAAAGGAGAGTTGATAAAATTATCTAATCCTAAAATAATTTTGTTACTATCAATATCTAAAATATATTCAAATTTAATTTTATAATTTTTTATACCTGCTCTAACAAATGCCTCAAAACCTTGTGGAGTCAAAGACATTCCACCAAATTCTTTTTCTCTAGGATTTTTCCACCATAATAGCTTTTGTTTACGAAATTTTTTTTCGTCAAACGGAATTTCGAGAGAATTCATTACGTATTTTGTAATATCACTCTTCCGGGTTTTCAAATATTTTCTCTCCTGCTGTTAATTTATAAACAGTAAATTCAGTGGTATTATACATTTTATTCAATTTTTCGGCAAGATTAAATGCATGTCCGGAATTTGAAAAGCTTACTTTTTTATATTTAGGACTAATCTGTCCTAATGATAAATTTGTTGTTTTTAAATTTATCGGTTTTTCTTTATAAAATACAGCCCATATAGCTTCTGATTCTAATACTTGATCAGTTTTATAAGTTTTTTTGTTTGTAATTTCTAATAAAACTTTTGGTTTAGGGCGACTCATACATATCTCCGAAATATGTATATATTTATTAGAAATTACCTCCATTCATTTTCACTGTTATTGTTGAATTTTGATCGAATAATTTTTCATCTAGTTGATTGCTTAGTCTAGTCATAACAATACTTAAACTATTTTGCAAATCTGTAACTTCTTTTATAGATAAAGTAATGTTTTTTTGATTACTTTTAATTGCTATTCTAGCTTTTTCTAAAAAATCTTCAATTGGGAGAGTGTTTAATCGTTTCATGCTTTGTTCATAACATAAACTAAGTTTTTAATTTCAGCTTCTGTTTTAAACGGACCTTTAAATTGACAACGTTCAATAGTTATTAATTTAGGACAAAAGCTTTTAACCCATCGTTGCTTAAATTTTATAATATAATATCCTGCACAATATTGACTTTTACTTTTTGAACTTTTATAAAAAAGTGGTAATTTCTTTTTTATATTAAAGACCGGACTGTAAGGTTTAGAACTGCAAGGAAAATCATAGATAAAATCTTCGTTACTTGATTTTTTTTGAGTATTCTTATCTAGCTCATCTGGTATTTTTATACCTAATTGACTTTCTATTTCGGAAATGTCATGAAATTTGATCTTATTTCCTTTTTTTAAAAAAGAAAACCCCTTTTTTTCTTTAATTACAGATCCAAGTTTTTCTGAATCTTTTTTAAGGATCCACTCTTTTTCAGGAATTAATATTTTTGCGTGTGTAATCATTCACAATACCTTGCATTTAATGGTTCTGCATAACTTTGCACTTGTTCTGTGATTTTTTGTAAATCAAATTCTGTGCAAAATTTTAATAAACGTGTTCCCACTTGAGAAATTTTCTTTTCACGATGTTTGGGATCCTTTACAGTGTCTTCAATTAAAGTTTTAATTTCTAATGGTTGTGCAGTTAGATCACATAACATAACATTTCTATTATAATCTTCAAGAACTCGATGTTCAACGCCATCGTGATCAGCCCAACGTTGTAACATCATATTATTCCAAGAATAGCCTTTATTTTTTCTATCCGCATAGGCTTCTCGAAGACCAATTTTATTTTTAGAACCTTTTTCTCGAACACCTGGATAAGCACTAAAAATGTTATCACTAGTGTCGCCTCGCATACATTTTTCGAATAATAGCCATTCGGGATCCGGTGGAGGCTTTATTTCTTTAGTCTTGTTGTCAACGACTCTTTTACCTTTTTCGTCAAAATAACCGTCATGCGATATAGTAACTCCTGTCACACCGTTATATTGTTTAACGTTCTTTGAAATAAGTTGTGCGAAATCTCCGTCAGTGCTGATAATAACATGATTATCATCGGGATGATATTTAATCCATCCTGCAATTAAATCATCTGCTTCTAGCTGAGGATGATGCAATACAGTTGCATTAGTTTTATCGACGACAAAATTTTTGAACTGATCAAACGTTTCCCAAAATACTCGTTCTTCTTCTGCTTCTCTCGGAGAAAATTTTTCTCGACTTTCTGCTCGTTGTCTTTTGTAAGGAGCATAATAGTCTTTTCGCCAACTGCGACCTTCTAGACAAAATATAACATGATCGCCATTAAAATCTCGCCAAGCTTTTCTAATACTACTTAATGTAGTATGAATACTCAGTCCAATTTTATCTTCTAAACTACCACGCATAACATGGCGTGCTCTAAAAAATAAATTAGCAAGATCGATCAATAGGTATGTTTTTTGCATTAGCTTATTTCAGTTAGTCCATCATCACGAAGGGCTCGATTGATATAACCACTGCCCCTTCGGTCCATATTAACACCAGCTTCATTCCCGACATTTTTACATAGTTCACTAAACCATGCATCAACTATTTCTTCGTCAGAAGAACCATGATAGCCAGCATCACGTAATTGTAATATAAAATATTCATTCCAGTCAAGTTCAAAAAACCCATTTTTAATATTTTCTTTATTAACATGAGTTGTTAAAACTGCTACCCAAGGTTCTTTTTTTTCAGTAGCTAATTCTTTTGGACTTAATTTAGCAACACGTTCTGTTTCTTTAGCACGTTCAGCAGCAGCAAGTGCTTCTGCTGCTGCTTTTAGATTTTCTTCAGTTTTGGCTTTTATTTTATCAATACCAAATAATTTTTCTATAATTGTTTTCATATATTTTTCCTAAAAAAAGAATCTCGTATGTAAATAAAAAAGTTAATAATACTTTCCGTTTCTTTTTCTCTGCTATAAAAATATTTCAAATAATCTATATAGTCATTATATGGTTTTATATTAGCATCGTCTACATGTTTCATAAAGACATCTAATTTATCGACGAATTCTAAATGATCCATAAAGTTTACCGAAGTAAACACTGGTTCTTTAAAATATTCTTTACCAGCTTCTCCATGAAATCCAATAACTTTACAACCGCAAAATGCAGCTTCTAAAGGTGGTAAACCAAATCCTTCCGGTCCACCGAATGATAAAAATATTTTTGATTTTCTAAATAATGCTGCCGTTTCTTCTTTTGGTAATAATTCGATCATTTTAATTTTCCAGTCAGGGTATTTGTCAGCAAAGTAGCTATTCATAAACCTAACGAAATTTCCATTCTTATAAACCAAACAAGTAGCTAAATTTTCTTTTTGTTCGGGATAATATAAACTAGTATCGATTCCAATTCTGTAATAAAAAATATTTTTTTGATCAACGTCGAAAAGTTTTTCAACTCCGTTAGCAGTATGTATTGAATTTACTAAAACAGCTAATGCATCTTGATATGATTTTTTATGTTCGTTATATGAATTATGTGAATATAAACTAGCAAAAATTCCCTGATTAAAAATTACATATTTTATTCCTTTTTGTTTTAAAAAATCGTAAGCTATCCAAATGAATTCTTCTGCTACTACTACTACATCATTTTTTGGATCTAAATCGTCGAATCCTAAAATTTGAAAATCTTTTTCTAGATCAAAGTGAATTGATTTTTGTTCGTCGTAAGAATAATAATAAACACATACATGAAAGTCGGCTTTTTTTAAAATACGCATAGCCGATAGCATTACAGAAATTCCTCCTGAGAAAGGATTAAAATGATTCATTAAATTAAATACAATTCTCATAATTAAGTCCCCCAGGCATTTTTAAATAATGGAACTTGTAAACGATCGCTGTATCTTAGTCCATGTTTCATTGCCAGATCTGCAACAGCACGATTATTCATACTATAAACTTTTTCTACGCCACCGACAGGCATTAGATAAACAGGGCCTTTAAATCCTGCACGTCTATAAATGTCTATTACCTCTAGAGCTTCTTTAGCATCTTCTTCCGTGGCAATTACTAGTTTAAGATATGTATATCCTAAAGTTTCGTATTCGCAAATAACATTTGGTTTAATTGCTTCTTCACGGAGTTCACCGCTGACACTTAGTTTGGCACTAACACTAAAAGTTAGAGAACTGTATCCTCTGCGTTCAATACCCCAATGCCAAAGATAATTTTTAAATTCTTTTGTTAACTCTTGAGTACCGTTTGTTTCAAATGTAATTTCTTTCAGAGCTTTCATCTTAGGGTGCTCTAACAGAGCAGGATAAGCACGTTGCCAACCTAGTAAAGGTTCACCGCCTGTAATTACAAGATGTTCTTCTCGCCATTCTTTGTATGGTAAGAGGTCGACGATATTTTCTGCAAGTCCGTCCGTCTCAACCACAGGTGAAAGGTCTTTGAACCGAGGATCCCAACTAGCGTAAGAATCACAGCCGGTACTAACAAGTGGAAGATCTCTATATTGTTTATAAAAGTTGATATGGCTAGCCACAGTGTGTCGTTCATTTGATTTTTCTCCTTTTTTCATTCCAAAGCCGTCACATGTAAAGTTACATCCAAATGTGCGTAAAAACACACTAGGAACACCCATATATCGACCTTCGCCTTGAACTGAGTAAAATAATTCGCTTACTTTAATTTTTGACATAATTTCCCTTACCTGGTATAACATTGCGGACACCACCTGTAGGATCTTCGCAGTCTCCTAATCGTCTAGGTATTAAATGAACGTGAGGATACATAACAGTTTGTCCTGCGGCAGAACCGATGTTTAGTCCAACATTGAACCCCTCACATTCGTTATTAGATATCATTTGCATACCTTTTTTATATGCATCAAAAAATGCATCCTGTAATACTTCAGCAGTGTTGTATTTAGGCACAAATAAAAGATGACCATTAGTTACTGGAAATTTATCTTTGTAGACCACAACGTGGAAATCTTCACTAATAGGATCAGTCCAAGGGACATTTGACGTTGACAGCTCTGCGGTTTCAATTTTTTTATTTAATAAAGACATCGTTTATTTGCCTATTTACTCTAATAAATGTTGTGCATTTACTTAATTGTTTAAGTGTTTGTGCTCCTACGTAAGTGCAAGTGCTACGTAATCCACCTAACATATCTAATACTGTATTTTTTACAGATCCTTTATATAAGATTTTTACAGTTCTACCTTCTGAGCTACGATAACTAGCAACACCACCGTGATGCTTTTCCATAGCAGTATCCGAACTCATGCCGTAGAATTGAACAGACTGTTCGACTCTAATTTTTTTGCTAGGACGATGTTCGCCTTGATCTAGCGGCCCAAACTCATCAGTTTCGAAGAATTGTTGTACAATCTCGCCGCCGCCTTCGTCATGTCCAGCAAACATGCCTCCCATCATAACGAAGTCCGCACCAGCACCGAAAGCCTTAGCAACATCGCCAGGACAAGTACATCCACCGTCAGCCATAATATGACCACCAAGACCGTGAGCAGCATCGGCACATTCAATAATAGCACTAAGTTGTGGGTAGCCCACACCAGTTTGAACACGAGTAGTGCAAACACTACCAGGGCCAATACCCACTTTAACAATATCTGCACCACGTAAAATCAACTCCTGTGTCATATCTGCGGTAACAACATTACCGGCAATGATAGTTTTATTTGAAAATTCTTTTCTAACTTTTGCTACAAAGTCTCCAAATTTTTCCGAATACCCGTTTGCAACGTCGATACAGATAAATTGAATTGCCGGCAGGGCTGCTATAATAAATTTTAGCTTTTCGAAATCTTTATCACTAGTCCCTGTGCTAACTGCGGTATAATCTGCTTGCAATTCTGCCCGTTGACTTACCCAATCTTCGAGGTTATAAGATTTAATAGCACAAGTAAGAATCTTGTGATTCTGTAACTCTTTAGCCATAGCAAATGTTCCTACACCATCCATGTTAGCAGCGGCAATAGGAACTCCAGTCCACGAATTATTGCTCCATTTAAATTTAAAGGTTCTTTCTAGTGAAACTTCTTTTCTGCTTGAAAGTGTGCTACGTTTTGGACGAATTAAAACATCTTTAAAATCTAATTTAATATCTTCTTCAATAATCATTTTATTCTTTTTGTTCTAAATACATATTATGTGGGATCCATTGATCTTTAACTAAAAATCCCCATTCTCGTTGTTGTGGCCCGGGCATAAACATAGTCCAGCAAGTTATATTAGGATCTAATTCGATCCTGTGAAAACTCCTTGCATTACATTTACGAAAATGTCCAGGACCTCTCCAATAACGTATTTCGGTTAGTTTATTACCATTTGAATCGAACTTTGGGATCCATTCCCAGTATCCTCCTTTGAGGATTAATGTAGCATACGGCCACGGATGGTCATGCACATCATCAGGATCTGACTTTAAGAATTTGTGAATAAACACATTGAACGGAAACCGCTTTCTATCTTTAAGAAAAATATAATACCGTTCTAAATACGGTTTATTACTTTGGCGATCCATAATGATTCTGTGTCGCCCAAGACGTTTTAGCAGTTTAAGTATCATAGTATTATTTTACACTAAATTTTTTAAAAGTCTATCACAACTGAAAAAATGATTAGTTAAATCCTGTGCTTGCTTTTTTACATAAGAAACACGTTTATCATAGTGTTCCATTGTAGTAATGATATTATGACATATTTGTTGTCTGTATATTTCGTATTTGTTCCAAGATTCAGTCCATTCACTGGGATATTTGAATCCTTCGTAATACATCTCTTTGTATGAAAGACGGTCCGGAACCATTGGTACGGCATCTACTAGGGCACCTTCATAACAGCCGATACCTAGTGTTTCTTGTAGGCTACAGCTAAACACAATTTTAGATTGGCCGAGCAAGGTATGATATTCATGCTTAGTTAATTGTTGATCTTGACAAACAATGAATTCATACTGTGGAAGATGTTTTGCAATGTCTCTAAAGATATCTACTTGCTTTTCTGGTGCAATTCGATGTGGAAACAGGATCAGATCACGCTTGGTTATATTTTTATATGGATCGAGAGTTTTTTCCATATATTCCATAGGCCATCCAGTACGCACAATTTTTTCAAATTGTCCACCTAAGATTTCATCTAAGTCATCTTCTAGCCAAGGATTTTCTATAGTACCATTGTTAAGTAGATTGCGAACAAACATTTCAATATGAAAGTCTGTAGCAAAATAGTTGTAATCAATAGCGTGATAGAAACTTTGTTCAGCATATCTAACCCAAGGAGCATTACCGATTAGCCTACCAAGGAAGTCATGTGGATCATAACTTCCGGCATGCCATAGAGCGTGAATCTTGACAGGAATGCCAAGAAGTTCGCTCATATATTTTAGGTTGATAATACCCGGGTGCCAAGCATCAGTAAAAAGAAAGTGGTCGCCAGCAGAAATGCGTCCATCGCAAAACATTCGGCCAATTTTTTCAACTTGAGCAGACTTGTAAACATTAGTCCCGCCAAAATTAAGAAAGGCCCCTGGAGTAGTAGCAGCCGGGATATCCGTAGGGCCGTTAATAATTTGAACATTGTGTCCAGCCTTTTTGAGAAGTTCAGGAACGTGAGTTTTCCACTGACCTGTATAGCGTGTTTCCACGCTTTCCAGGTCCACTAAAAATATCTTACTCATAATTAATGAGTTACGTGATTATTACGACGAGAATACCGAGTTGCCTTAGACTTTTCACGTTGCCATTCTTTATATTCTTTACTCCTATAAAGGTCTTTGGGTTCAAAAGGAAGCAGATTAAATCTGCAATGATCCAGCCATTCTTCGAGATCGTCAAAGATCTTAGTGACTTCGGGCTTCATAACAAGGGTTTTTTGAATGTAATTAGGAATTGCCATTTTTGATTAAGTTAGTTAGTTAAATGGTTGAAGAAAATTTAATGAAGCAGCCATTCTCGCCGTCTTCACTAACGTCAATCCAGATCTCACGACCTGAATATCTTGCAGCAATGGTAGCGTGAAGATCACGACTAATCATTTCGCAGGATTTGTAGTTAAGTTGGAGTGTACCTTCGTTGTACAATTTTTCCAACCAACGTTTAAATTGAATAAATTCGATGTCACGGTCATCATGAAATACTTCGATATAGACCTTAAAATGAAAAATATGTCGATGTGGTGTTCCTAGGAAACTAACATCATATTCGTCACCAGTAACCAATTTTGGATCAAAATTAGCTGCTGGGTATTTGTGAATACCTTCTTTACGGAAAGTAACCCATATCATTGATTTTTCGTTATTCATTATAGAACTTTATCTTCTTTATATTTTGACCAGTCTGTAAATTTATTACGATCCATTAGTGTATGTAGACTGTGGGACCATACACCGGGATTAGTTGCCTTAAAATCCTTGTCGTCGATTTTAAGCATTGTATTATAATTCCAAAGACGAATATAAGGAATAGGAACTCGAATTTGCGGAATAAAATTATCATATTCGCAAAGACCGCTTTCGTGAAATTCTTCAACTTGAACAATTGGAATATCAAGACTACATAGATAATCTTTTTTAAGGAAGAATGTAATCATATCTTCCCAAGTCTTATGATCATCATAAGTTTGAGGTTTATAGCTATGATTTGCACCAAAGAAAATATGTTGAATAGATTTACGTGTTACTTTGGTAAGTTGAGAAGCAATTTCGTCTACTGGTCTGACACCAGTGACAAATAAAGTTTCCATTCCATATGCAGGAGTATGTTCGACTTCATTACCTACAAAATAGATAACATTGTCTGCTTCACCGTTTTGATAATCTCGTTTCATATATTAAGTATATAGAAATTATTATTAGTTGTCAAGCTCATTTGCTAATTTACGTAGTTCGTCATCATCGGGATTTTCTAAATCTAATTCTTCTTGTTGAGTGATTTCAGTGTCAAATAAATTACCAAACGTATTTTGGGCAGGACCACCTCTTAAACGTGACCCTTCTAAACTACGTAGGAATGGACCGGCTTTCTCAATTAATTCAAATGCTTCATCTTTAGTTTTGGTATTAAATAGTTCCTCTACAAATTGACTAAAATAAAGAATATTACGAGGAACCCATTCGCTATATTCATCACCGACGGAATTTTTAGCATTAAGTTTTTGCCAACCTTTCCAATTAAGTTTACCTTTAATTTTAGCAATTTCAATGTCCATTAATTGTTGAGCACGTTGAACAGCTACAATATGGCAATAGACATTGTGTCCCATCATAAGAGCATATGAGAAACTGTCCCATGATGTTTTACCTTCTTTGCCAATTTTGTTTAGCATACCGGGAGCATAGTGACAAATATCTCCCATATTTAATCTGCGGCCTAGTTCTGATTCGAAGGGGAATGGGATTGTGCTTTCGGCAAGTAGTTTGTTATCTGGTGCTTTGTCCATAATAACACTCCAACGTTTCGTAGTGTGCTGGGCATTTGTGTAGACGAGGCCGTGTGCTGTTGCGATAAACGGTGAGGCGCAATCAAAAGAGATGGTAAGGTTTTCATTAATGTGTTTCCTAATTTGTCGTTGAATTAAAGTCAAATAGCACGACCAGTCAAGTTGTGCTGTACCAAGAACGTGAATCCAGTCTTTATTTTGTAATAAACCATCTTCACGTAAGGTCATTAGGCGTTTGAGTGTTATGTCCATCTTACACATATTTGCACCACCAAACGCCCATCCTTCTGCGGCCTTATCGCCCCAGATAGCAGGATCACTAAATTCTTTAACACCTTGATACCACTTTTCCGCAGTATCCCAATCGCTACCTTGCAACACATTTAGGAACTTAGTATGACCTAAACGATTCTTAAGGAAGTAATCATTATTAAACTTGGTCTTATCTAGACAGTCATCAAAGGTCTTTAGTCCTGTCTTAGCAGTGTGATTATGATCGCAAGCCCATGTAGGAACGTCGAGCATCATAGACCAATCGGCAGTAAGCTCAAGCCATTCTAAGATTTGTTGACGAGTTTTATTAGCTTCTTTACCTTCAAAGTCTAGCCAATCAAATTTAAGAACACCTTTACCGATTTGGTATCCACCGGAGTCTCCAAGAATCATAGTGTTATTACGATCTCGTTGTTGGATCATTGATTCTTGAGTCATACTCTTATTAAGATCTAATTGTGCATGACCTGCAGAATAAAGAGCATACTTGTAAGTAAAAT